AATATGCTGGGGGTTGGCGTAATTTCCCACAAATATTTGATCCTGAGAAAGTTGAAAACTGGGCGGAGTTAAATGGACATCCTCAAGAACCACAAAAGCAATGGTTTGCTGAACAATTTTTCCCGGAGTATAAAGACATTTTGCGAATTGATTCTTTTTTAGCAGATTTGCTTAAAATTTCCCATAACAATGTATCTAACTTATCCGGAGAACCAGATAAAACCCCTGCCAAAGCCCCTGAAATTCTTTTAGTAGAGGCTAATCAACGTTGGACTGGTGATTATGCTTTGAAACATCAGTTTACATATGCCAATCAAGTTTGGGTAGATCCTGATGGGCCTCGGTTGGTAAAAGAATTGGTAGGGGATGGCAAAGTTTGTGAAATTGGGTGTGGGATTGGCAGAGTAGCGGCTTTATTTCCTGCTGAAAAATATATTGGAGTTGATGTTGGCCCTCAGGTTATTGCTACTGCCCGTCAACGGTTGCCTTCCCATGCCTTTGATGTAATTGGGTATTTAGGACCTTATCCAGAAGCAGATGTTTATTTATTTCATATGGTATTATTGCATATTCCTGATATCGCTTTGCCAGAAGTTATTGCTAAGTTATCAGGGCGAGTAGTTGTTTTTGAGTCTATGGATTTTCGTCTTAGAGACGGGGTGGCAAATTTTCAACGGAATCCTGAACAATATATTCAGGCATTTAAAGATGGTGGATTTGAGTTGGTTGAAAGCAAACATCTTCCTAGTAAAGGAAAACCTGGGTTTAGGGATTACTTGGTATTTCAGAAAGGGGATAATTAAATGCGTATTGGGTTCGTAGGACTTGGAAAACTAGGACTTCCTGTTGCTGCTGCGATTGCTTCTTGCGGACACCGGGTGATTGGGTATGATACCAATCCTAAACGGATGACCAAGGAACGACAGTCTTATCAAGAAACTTGGTTTAATGGGGCTGGGGATTTTAATGATTATTTGCCACAAATTGATAACCTTCATTTTGGTAGTTTGAAAGAAGTTTGTGCTACTTCTGAAATTATCTTTGTGGCGGTCCAGACCCCACATGATCCTCGGTATGAAGGCATAACTGAATTACCTGATGAGCGAGTTGATTTTGATTATTCTTTTTTAATTGCGGCAGTTAAATCAGTTTGTGAATTTGTTAAAGAAGGAACAATCATCGCAGTAATTTCTACTTGTTTGCCGGGCACTATGATGAAATACATTTTGCCTTTGATCCCTAAAGGGGTTCATTTTGCCTATAACCCGGCATTTATTGCTATGGGCACCGTGATTCGTGATTTTCTTGAACCTGAATTTGTTTTGCTTGGTGCTTATGATGACGAAGCGGCAAACCGAATGATTGAATTTTATTCAAGTGTTTGTAATTCTTCAATTAAGTTGATGTCGGTAGAGTCTGCCGAATTGGCAAAAGTGGCATATAACACTTATATTTCTTTTAAGATTGCATTTGTAAATCTTCTGGGAGAAATCTGCCATAAGATCCCACGGGCTGATGTTGATGAAGTTACCGGGGCATTGGCCGGGGCATATAGAAGATTGATTAGTCCGGCTTATCTAACTGCTGGCATGGGTGATGGTGGGGGGTGCCACCCCCGGGATAATATAGCAATGTCTTACCTTGCAAAACGGCTTAATTTATCGTATGATATGTTTGAAGCGGTAATGCTAAGTCGTGAAAGACATGCAAGGTGGTTGGCGTCTATGCTAAAAGGACTGGGCAAAATTTCTAAGCTTCCTATGATTATTTTAGGTTATGCCTTTAAACCGGGCACTAAAATAACTACTGGCTCTCCTGCTTTGTTAGTCAAATCTTTCTGTCCTGAAGCAGAATTGGTAGATTCAATTTTGTCATGGGGGTCTCTTATTGATTTGAAAACCCCGGCAGTATTTTTGTTAGGATGTCGGTATCTTGAATATGCTTCATGTAAGTTTCCGAAAGGGTCTATAGTGATTGACCCTTTCCGAATAGTGCCAGATCAGGAGGGGGTAGAAGTAATTTCTATTGGAAAGGGAGGGGGTTTTGCTGATGTCTGATTCTCCTATATTTGTGACTGGAATTGAACGTTCTGGAACCTCAGTAGTTGCGGGCATGTTAAAGCTGTGTGGGGTTTGGGCGGGTTCCATTTCCAAAATGCAGGAAAATCGGACTTTGTCGGCTTTAGTAGATTCTTTGTATCGAAGTATTGGTGCTGATGTTACTGGGCAATATCCTTTACCTGATTTAGAAAATTTGACTATTCCATATACTTGGAAAACTCAAGTCGCTCAAATTTTGGCAAAGCAGCAATATTCTGCTGGTCCTTGGATGTATAAAAGTGCTCGTTTAGTTCAACTTTGGCCAGTTTGGCATTATGCCTTTCCAGATGCCCGATGGCTGATTATTCGTAGGCGGACTGGGGATGTTCTTTATTCATGTGAGAAAACGATGTGGATGCGGGCATTCAAAGACTCAGTAATTTTGAAACAGCTTGGCTTTTCTTCTGAAAAAGAAGGTTGGTTATGGTGGATTCATCAACATGAGCAACGATTTGTAGAAATGATGGAAGCTGGTTTAAATTGTCGAGTTATTTGGCCGGATCGTATGGCTACCGGGGATTTTCGACAAATGATGGAAACCGTGGCTTGGTTGCAATTACCTTGGTCAGTAGATGCCATGCAATATGCGGCTGAAAAATTGTGGCGAAAGGAAAAACAATGACCGTAAGAATAATTCCATCTGATGTTGAAGTTATTTTTGAAACTGATTTAGAAGATTCAGAAATTACTAAATTTATTGAAACTGCTAACATGGTAGTTGAAAATGTTCTGGTAGCATCTGGATGCGCCTATACTGAACAAGAGTTAGAGGAATTAGAACTTTACTTATCTGCTCATTTTTGTGCTTTGAAGGACCAACGAATTCATGCTGAAGGGGTTGATGTATTATCAGTCACTTATCAGGGTAGGACTTCGATGGGTTTAGATTCTACCCATTATGGGCAGACTGCTCAGCTTTTAGATCGGTTTGGGGTATTAAAGAATTTGGGCAAAAAATCAGAGGCATTCCTTAGGGCAATTCCTTCTTAAAACTGGGGTTTGAGAAGGGAAAACCGAAGCAAAATGAAGAGTTCTTTTTAAGGGGTATATCAAGATATAGGGCAGAATATAAGATGGGAAACTTAGTTCAAAAATATCTGAAACAAACAGCAGTTTATTGGGCACCGACTGGGCAAGATGGTTATGGCGGATTTACCTGGGCAACGCCGGTAGATGTTTCATGTCGATGGACTGATTTAATTCAAGTGATTTCGGATGCCATGGGTAAAGAAATAATTTCCAAAGCTTGGCTACTTCGAGACCAACCACTGCTTAAAGACGGTATGGTTTGGTTAGGTAATTTAGCAAGTTTATCTGCTGCTCAAAAAGCCAATCCCAGACTATTAAGTGATGCCTATATGATAAATGGAGTTAATGCCATTCCTTCACGGAATGTTCGATTTACCGTATACAAGATTTTTTTAGGTGAAAAGAAATGAGTGGTGCTTCTCTTAAAGGTTTAAATGATGTGGTTGCCAATCTGAACAAAGCAATTAAACAGATTGAAGGGGTGACTTTAAAAGGTCTGTTAAGAGGAGCTATTGTGGTCAGACGGGCAATGGATAAAACATCCCCTTTAATCCCGGTAGATACCGGCAATATGCGAAACAGTTTTTTCGTAGTAACTTATGCTGGGGATATTACTCAAGGGGCTTCACCAAATTTTGTTAATCGTCCTGGCATGGAACAACTTGCCGCAAAAATGACGGCTGATCATTCTGCGGTCATTGCTACTGAAAAAGGGGCCATATCGGGAAGGAAAATAAATATCACCTTAGGATTTTCTGCTTATTATACGGCATATGTTCATGAAATGGTTGGAGCAAATTTTCAAAGACCGGGGGCAGGAGCTAAGTTTTTTCAAGCGGCTTTTAACAGTACGGGTCCTGAAGTTTTTGCTTTAATTAAAAAGGAGGCCCAGCTTAAATGAATCCAGCGTCTGAAGATATTAAAGATCTGTTGGTAGAGCAGTCTTCTCTTGGTTTAACATTCAAGACAAATTTATTTGTTGGTCGGGAACCCGATCATCCAAATGATGTGGTTACCATATTTGATACTCCTGGTTTTGGTCCTATGCTCACCATGACTAAGGAAAGTCGTTATTTTTATGATTCTATTCAAATCAGGGTTCGGTCTGAAGATTATTTAACTGGGTATGAATTAGCATTAAGCATACTTGATTTTCTTCATGGGAAATCTCACGAGGAAGTAAATGAAACATATTACAGCTTAATTCAGTGCGTAAATGGTCCTGCGTTACTGGATTGGGATAAGAATAACCGGGCAAGGTTTTTCATTAATTTTAATGTTCAAAGGAGGTGAGAACAATGAGTAGCAGTGATTTTGTTTCCGAAGCAGTTGCTGGGATCGGTGCCGTATTTGCCCGTTGGGATGCCGGAGAGTCTGAATTTGTAGAGTTGGCAGAAGTTCTGGATATTACCGGGCCGTCCATGTCACGCACCACTATAGACACTACTTCACTATCTTCCATTGGAGGATATATGACTGCCATCGGGGGTTTGCGTGACCCTGGCACGATATCTTTCAATATGATCTTTTCAGCAGACCGATATGATCTACTGCTGACTGATTTTGAGGATAGTGATAATGGGACTTATCAAATCACGCTTCCCGATCCGGGAGGCTCGACCTTGGAGTTTGAAGCCTTGGTCACTGAACTGCCTTTGTCGGTTCCTGTGAATGATAAGATTACTTGTAATGTAACTTTCAAGATCAGCGGCCCTGTGACCTTTACTCCGGGCACTACGGCTTAACGAGCGGATTTAATCCTAATCATGGCTTACTTATAATCAAGGAGAAATACAATGGTTGATGAAGCAAAAAAAGAAGTTGGTGGAATGTTGGATCGTAATGCCCTACTGAAACGTGATCCTTTTAAAATTGAAAAGGTTGAACTTAGTGGAGGATCATTTATTTATGTTCGGGAAATGTCTGGTAGGGAACGGGATCGATTTGAGCAGTCTTTGATGTCAGAAGTTCGAGGTGCTAAAGGGTCTGTAGATTTTCAACGCAATATGAATGACTTTCGAGCAAAGTTGGCAGTCTGCACTATTTGTGATGCCGGTGGTGCCCTGTTGCTTACTTCTGCCGATATTCCGACATTGAGTCAAAATAAAAGTGCCGCGGTTTTAGAGAAAATTCTTGATGTTTCTCAAAAATTGAATAAGATTACAGAAGAGGATAAAGAGGCCTTGGTAAAAAACTCCGAAGGTGCCCAAGTCGACAATTCTATTTCACCGTCTGTAGAGAATTAGGATTTGCGCACCCGGATATATGGTTGGATCAGTTAACGTCATCGCAGGTTAGTGAGTGGGAGGCATTTTGCAGAATAAATCCATCCGAATCAGTAAAAACAAATTATTACTGGGCCGCATTTATGGCGTTCATCAGCAATATTGTTCGAGCGATTTGGGGCAAAAAGCCATTGCCTCCCCCTTCCACTGCTGTCGATTTCTTTACGAAGTGGGATTACCAAGAGGAAGAAAAGCCGCCTCAAACTATAGAGCAGATGAAAGAAGCCATGCAACGGATTGCCCAAGCTTTTAGTATCGGCAAAAAGTCGACTAAACGGAAAAGGAAACGGGTATGAATATCGGAGCATTGACCGCCACATTGGGAATTGATACTTCTCCGATGGAAGCAGCGGAAGCAAGAATTAAAGCGTTTGCTCAAAAAACTCTTAATTCCCTTTCCGTGGTGGCCGCGGCTGAAAAGAAAATGGTCAATGATGTTTGCAATACCATGGTTGCTTCAACTTCTATGGCTTCTGCTGATATTTTACGAGTTGAGCAGGCAAGATCAGCAAAGTTAAGAGAAATTCATACCCAGCAATCCCAAGTTACTGAAAAATCTTTTCAAACTCTGGGAATAAAGTCTAATGCGGCTTATACTCAGATGCGTAGTGATGCCGTAACCGCTTATGCGGCAATTAAAAATGAAAGCACTTCTTCAAATGAAGAAATTGCCCGGGCGGCTATGGCTCGTACTCAGCGTTTAAAATCCATTACCCAAGAACAATATGCTAGTGAGATTAAACAAAGTCAAGATAAAAAAGCACTACTTCAAACTCATCGCAATGAAGAACTTCAACAGGTAGCGAAAAATAAAGCAGTTCAGGATGGGTATTGGGATACTTTGGGCATTAAGTCGAAAGCAACTTATGCTCAAATGCGACAGGATATTATCCATGCTGCTACTGCCACCCAAGCCACGGTTAAAAAGAATTCTGCTGAGTGGGTAAGAATTGAAAAGGCAAAGAATGCTGAGCTAAAAAGACTAAATAGTGATATGTCTAATGCTCATCGAACTTCAATGGCTTCAATGGCACGCGCGGTTCTTCGTCTTTATGCCGTTTACTACGTTTTATCTACGGCAGTTCGTAGCGTTCTGTCTGCTATGAAAAAAGGGTACGATGTAGTAGAAGATTATAATACCAGTATTGCTGAACTTTCTGCCATGGTTATGAGTTTTTCTAAAAGTGATCCTGGTGAAACCATGGCCGGGCACTGGGAAAGATGTTATAAATATGCGAAAGATTTAGTACCGGTATTAGAAGATATTGCCGCTAAAACCATTTTATCTCAGCAAGAAACTATGGCTTTGGCCAATGCCTTTGCCCGATCAAAAGTTTTTCTTGATCCTAATAAAGCCGGCCAAATGGAAGGGTTTATCAGGTTGTCGAATGCTTTGCCCATGATGACCAGGGGGCAAGAAATCATGCGGCAGATTAATACTGAAATTAGATCCCTTATGACTGGCACTGATATGGCAGGTTCTATGTTGATTAAAACCTTTAAAGAAATGGAAGGTTTCAGCGTAGAGAATCTTGAACTTTGGAGACAGCAAGGAACCGTATTAGAACATATCGGAGAATTACTTGTCGGATTCGGCCCTGCCACTTCTATATTAGAAAAGCAATGGACTGCTGTTAAAAATGATTTAGAAACTATTGCCCGTCGAATTCTTAGGGAATCGATGTTCGGGGCTTATGAAGATTTGATTTCCGCTGGGCAGAGGATGTCGAAGTTTCTAAAAGATAATGAGGACCTTTTAATTGGTCTTGGCAAAGATTTATCTCAAATTATTGCTGATATTCCTAAAGCATTTGCTATCGCTGCTGAATCAATTACTAAATTGATTGCAAAAATAGTGGGAAGCATGGAATATATGTCCGCAGCGGTATTAGGATTGACTCGGGCATATTACAGTGATAAAGCCAGACTGCTTAGTCTTTTCGGCGATGAGGAAGGGGCTGAGGAAGCCTGGACCAATGCCGAAGCGGCTTTCTTAGGAAGACAAGCTCTATTAGAACGAGCTTCAAAGAACTTTTCAATCGGTAAAGATTTTAAAGATCCAATTTTAGTAAAATTGACCGAACAAGCCAAAACCCTACGAGAAGAAATTGAAAGAATTAACAAAACTTCATTGTTTGGGAAACAAGATGGAACTGCTAATTTTTCAGGGCAACTTAAAACTAAACAGAATGAACTTGCTGCGGTAGAAAAGAAAATTGCCGAGTTTAATAAACCAAAAGAAAAAAAGACTCTTACTTCTCCCCCTAAACCAAATTTTGGTAATCTGGGAGGAGATGCTGATGCTAATTCCGATGCTATTGCAAAACAGGTAGATAAATATGCTGAGCTTATAGATCAACTTCAATTTGAACAATCTATGCTTGGTAAATCTGAAATCATGCAGCGAGCAATGACTTTGGCTCGGCAAGCCGAAGTCAAGGAAGGCACCGCCCAGTTTAAAAATATTCTAAGTTTGGTAACTGCTTATGAAAATGAAAAAGAAGCGATTGAAAAGAAACTTAAAACCAAGGAAGCCTTAGAAAAGTATATTGAAATAGTTACCAGAGAACAAGAAGCAGTTGGCAAAACCACGGCTGAAATTGAAACCATGAACTTTGCTCGTGAGCATGGTTTGGTAATTGGGGATAAAGAATATGAACAATATCTACGTTATGCTAAACTTCGTGAAGAAATAAAAGAGTCTGAAAAACGAGAAAAAGAATACGCTGATGTAAGAACTCAATTTTCTCAAGACTTTAGTAAAATGGGTAAATCTGATTTTGATGTTCAAAGGGATGATTTAGAAGAGCAAAGAAAGTCTTGGATTGCTGCTGGGGTTGAAAAAAATCAGATTGAACAGCGGTATTCATATCTATCTAAGAAGATTGCCGCTGATGAGCAGGAATATAAGATCGGGCTATACCAAAGTGCTGCTGGGCAAATTTCTGATACCTTTTTACAGATAGCACAAGCCGGCGGAAAACAAAGCGTTATCGCTTTTAGAATGTACCAGGCTTTTGCTGTAGCACAAGCAATGATGGCGGCTTCTTTGGCATATACTAAAGCCTTGGGTGATACCACTTTGATTGCTACCGGGCAAAATATTGCCATGGCAAATGTGGTAGCCGGTTTAGCCGCGGTTCAAATTGCCATGATTCTTGGTGCTCAGCCGCCTTCTTATGATAGTGGTGGTATCAGTCATGCTAAGGGGGTTTACCAAACCGGTGATATTGATGAAGCCCATATCCCTTTGAAAAGCGGTAAAGTTCCGGTAGAACTTAGTAGGGACTCTGAAAATTCTGGCAAGGAAAGGCCGAGCGATATTGTAAATATTTTAACGCCTCAAGTACTTGCCGCATATTTGGCTACTCCCCAAGGTCGACGTGCTCAGTTGAATTTTATCGGAGCAAATGCTTCTTCTATTAAAAGGGCATTGCGATGAACTATTTAATTACCCGACCTACGAATGTATCGGTAAAGCATTGCTGGCAAACTGGGATAACTGCCGGCATTAATGGAAAAGAAGAGCGATGGAGTATATTTAACTGGCCTCGACTACTGTTAGATAATAAATATCGATTAACCCAGTTAGAAATGGAAAGGATTCGAGCATCCCTTATTACCGGTGATTCTCTTTGGAAAGTCCCGGTATGGCCTGATGTTTCAGTATTAACCGCTCAAGGTGGTCTTGGAGAAAGTTCTATTTCTGCTGATTTTGCCAATCGTCATTTTTATCAGGGTAGGGAAGCAGTATTGGTTGACCCGGATGATTATAGCAATTACGAAATAGTAGAAATTGACACTTTAGCTGATAACCAGATAACCACGGTTGATGCTCTTGCTGCTATTTGGCCGATTGGAACTTTGATTATTCCATTATATGAATTCAAGGTTGCTGCTGGGCAAACTTTGAACGGACTTCCGTTATATTATCTTGATTTGGCTTTATCTTTTGAAGAAGCATTTGAGGAAGTCCCAACTTATTCTTATGTCATTCCTGATTTGGGTTCTGCTATGGACTCTTATCTTGACATAGATTTATTTTTGCATGCCCCAATGTCCTCTACTTTTGAATGCACTTTTTATCGACCTTACGATTATTTTCAAGCTATTGGTTTAGGGGTATTTTTTAATCGATTTGATACCGGTGAAGTTCGGATTAATTTAAGTGGGAAAATTATTTGTGCTACTCAGGAAGAAATTTGGGATGTTTTTAAATTCTTTGATGCCCACCAAGGAAGGTTAAGTCGCTTCTGGGTTCCAACTTGGAATCGGGATATAACTCCTCGTTCGGCTATTGATTCGGCTGATACCGTGATTCCAGTCCAACTGCCTGGGTATGAAACTGATTGGTTACCAAATAATATTATTGGCAGACATTTATATATTCAATTCCCTGATGGATCATATACCTGTCGAAAGATAGAGGATGCCAGTGATCTTACTCCAAGTATTACTTTAGACTCGGCAATTGGGGTATCGGTTACTGAAGAGCAATTATCCCGACTTTTGATTTCATTTTTAATTTTATCCAGGTTCGATCAAGATGTTTTAGAAATGGATTATTCGTATCACTTAACTTGGGTAGCATCTGCCAGTATTGCCTTTGCGGGATTGGTTGAGGAGATTATTTCGTGAAAGAAGCATCCGATGAATATATTGCTTTAGAAACTGGGGTAACTAAGAACCCAGTTGAAATATATAAGTTTTGGACTGATAGTGAAACCTGGTATTTTACTAGTTCAGATGTCGCTATTACCTATGATGGTCATGAATATGTGCCGATCCCTATTACTCGTGATGCCTTAACTCAGAATGAAGATCCGGCATCTAATGTTTGTACTATCACGATATCCCGTCTTACTGACCCGGCAATTCAATACGTAGCATCTATCCCGATGCATACCATGGAAGTTATGATTATTCGACTTCATCGGATTCAGGATCCGGTTGAAGGTGAAGTAAAATTTGCCGGATATGTTGATACTCATTCTATAAAAGGAATGACGGTTCAACTTAAATGCTCTTCAATAGCAAAATGGCTTGAACAGAATATTCCAAATTATTTAATTGAGCCTGGATGCAATGCTTCTTTGTTTGATGATGAATGTAAATTAGTAGCGGCTGATTACCAAACTGATGGCACTCTTACTTTTACCAATGAGACTGGAACGATTCTAACCGCTGATGAGTTTGCATTGCAAGAGGATGGTTATTTCAACCTGGGTCATATTCTAATTAATGGGTATCGGCGAATGATTACTCAACATATCGGAGACTCGGTAACTTTGCGGTATCCGATCCCGGTACCGGATGTGGGTGATTCATTCTCTGCCTGGCCTGGATGTGATGGGAGTATTGAAATGTGCCTTGCTAAATATAATAACAAGGACAATCATCGGGGATATCCGGATGTACCTTTAGACAATCCGACTTTGTGGGTATAAAGATGGAACCATTTTATAAAGAAGCAAAGTTGATTGAACTTGAAAATGTATTGACTTCTTGGTTGAATACCCCCTTTCGGCATGGATGTGGGGTTAAAGGACGTGGGGCGGATTGTGGCACCTTCGTACTTCGGGTTTTAGAAGAAACCAAGTTCACAAATAAACCATATAAGATTCCTTTTTATGCTTCGGATTGGTTTCGACATAAAGGGGATGATCGGATGCTAAATTGGATGATAACAAATATTCCTCATGAAGAGTTAAAAGCACCGGAAGATGGCTGTATCATGTTATTTCATTTTGGTCGGTTAACTTCTCACTCTGCTATTTATCTCAATGGGCATTTGTATCATTCACTAAATAGGATTGGCGTGAAAAAGTCGGCATACCGAGGGTGCCCATGGAGTAGAAGGGACCGGTTAAAACTCATTCTTAGACCGGTGAGGGAGGAGTCATGAGTTTAGGCGGATTGATCGGTGGGGTGGTTGGTGGGATTGCCGGATTTGCATTAGCCGGACCACTTGGGGTTACCGCTGGTTTTGCTGCTTGGATGGGAGCGGGTCTTGGTGCTGGTATTGGCATGATGATTGATCCGATTGAAGTGGCAACTGGGGCCTCTGTAAGTCCAAGCGATCTTCAATTAACCACCACTAAACGAGGGACTGTATTAGCAGAGTTACATGGTGCCACTAAACTTAATGGTGCAATTATCTGGGCTGGTGGTTCTCGTTCGAAGGCTCTGAAACAGTCTGGGGGTAAGAAATAATGGGCGGCAAAGATGCACAAACATATGGGTATGAATACTACCTGACTTGGGCACAAGCCATTTGTCGAGGGCCTATTGATGCTTTGCTTGCCGTATATGAAGGAGATAAGCAGCTTTGGTGTGGAAACCTTCGGCGTACTCCAGCAAATTCAATAACTGGGGAGTCGATTGAAACCCTTGAAGGAAAGACTATTCATTTTTATTTTGGGACTGAAGACCAAACAGTAAGTTCCATAATATCGGCCCTGCATGACACCCCGACTCTGCTTTCTCCCTTTCGTGGCACTTGTTATGCGGTATTTGATGATTACCTGTTAGGAAATGCCAATAGGGCACCCACAATTTCCTTCGTGGTGCTTCGTCAACCGAGTCCAAGTGGGGCATTTGATGTTAACTTGGCTTGGACCGTTTATTCATTGCTTTCCTACAATGTTAAAATTCCGGTTGCTAAACTTGATGCTGATATGTTTGGTGCTGCCGCGGATAGACTCGAAGCCGGAAGTCCGATTGGTACAAGTTACGCTGGTAGTTTGACAATGGCTTCATACCAAAGCGCCTTATCTTATATTGAAACAATTCTAACTCATATCGATGGTCAATTAATTTATACGGCGGCAGGCAAGATTGGATTGGTGCTTCTGAATAATGATACCCCGGTTGATGGCTTGCCAGTCATTACTGACAATGACCTTATAGAAGATTCAGAAATAACCAGTGAAAACTGGAATAGTATTACCAATATAATTCAAGTACAATATCCAAGGCGGTATGAAGAGTGCGAGTGCGACGAGGTTCCGCCCGTGCTGACCCGGGAGCTGTGCGACACCCTGATGGTGTTCGCCATCCGCGTGACCAGCATCGAGGGCGGCACCAAGATCTGGTGCGACGTTTCCTCCCTGGACGCCTACGGCATTCCGCAGCCGATGTCCCGCTACACATGCGTGGGCGGCAAGGTGGTGTTCAACGGCGAGACCAAAACGATCACCGCTGCCGGTGACGGGTACATCACGGTCAACTCCGCGTTCACCAGCGCGCCCACTGCCGGGGAGCAGATCGCCGTGCAGACGCTCGATGTCACCGAATTCTACTACGGCATCTGGACGCTGACCGGCGGCAATTACCCGGTGCGGATCCAGTACGCCTACGGTGGTATTCCTGACTCTGACAGTGATTGGTCAACCAAGTATGAAACGATGGATTCCACGTTCGTGATGGACTGCGAGCTGGCCCACTGTGCCAGTAAGTATTATCGGGCAATTGATCGATGTGGATACGACTGCTGCCACGCGGCGGGCGATGCGGTGGCCGCCGAGACCTCCGGGTGTACAGCCCATGACGCCGGTTGCGTGTTCCAGCTCTGGGCCGATGCCGAGCCGTTCGCGGTCGACGCCGGGAACCCGACCACCATCGGCGGCGGTTCGGTGACGCTGGCTGTCACCGGAGGATACCCCCCGTTCAC